TTTTTTTTATTATTTAATTGAATAATCAATCTAATTCAAATGAAAGGTGGAGCAAGGAAAGGAGCTGGAAGACCTTCTAAAGCAGATGAAGTCAAGTTAATAGAGAGACTTGGTCCATTAGAAGATAAAGCTTTCAAGGCATTGGAAAAGGGTATTGAGACTGGAGATTTTAAATATGTACAATTGTTTTATCATTATTATGCTGGTAAGCCAAGAGAGACAAAAGACATTACTTTAAATACAGAACAACCCTTATTTGAACTCTAAGAAACTTTAATGGAGTTTGTAGTAACTACAGCAATAAAGAAATTACATAAGCTTAAAAAGCGTGTAAAGGTTATTAGAGGCGGTACAAGTGCTGGTAAGACATTTGGTATTATACCTATTCTCATAGATAAAGCAATAAGAGAAGAAGGATTAGAAATATCTATAGTAAGTGAGTCAATACCTCATTTAAGACGTGGTGCATTAAAAGACTTTCTTAAGGTCATGATGTCTACCGGTCGTTATAGAGATAATCAATTCAACAAGTCAACACTTAAATATAACTTTTCAAATGGTAGCTATATTGAATTCTTTAGTGTAGATCAGCCAGATAAATTACGTGGAGCAAGAAGACATATACTATATGTGAATGAGTGTAACAATGTTCCATTTGATTCGTATTACCAATTAGCTATTAGAACATCAAGAGATATATGGTTAGACTATAACCCTGTAAGTTCATTCTGGGTTGACAAGGAGGTTTTAAGTTCTGAAGATGTAGATTTTATTACATTAACTTATTTGGACAACGAGGCATTACCTGAGTCAATCGTAAAAGAAATAGAGTCAGCAAGAGATAAAGCAAAGACAAGTAGTTATTGGGATAATTGGTGGAAAGTATATGGGCTAGGACAAATAGGAAGTCTAGAAGGTGTATGTATTAAAGACTGGAAAGAAATAGATCTACCAGAAGAAGCAAGGATATTATGTTACGGTATGGACTTTGGTTATAGTAACGACCCTACAAGTTTAGTAGCAATGTATAAATACAATGATGCTTATATATTTGATGAGATAGTGTACAAGAAAGGATTGCTAAATAGTGAGATTAGTAACTTATTAAAAGCTAACGAAATTAAAGAAGTAGTATATGCAGATAGTGCTGAACCTAAGTCTATTGCTGAGTTGAACCATTACGGACATACAATATTACCTGTAAAGAAAGGTAGAGATAGTATTGCATACGGTATAAACTTAATAAACCAAAACAAGATCTTTATAACAAGTAGAAGTAAGAACCTTATAAATGAATTAAGGAATTACATATACATGATCGATAAACAAGGTAACACTCTTAATAAACCTATCGATGCCTATAACCATGCCATAGATGCTTTACGGTATGCTATAATAAGTCAGCTTGAAAATCCTAACAAATGTGAATACCATATCTGGTAGCTTATTTATAATTAGTATAAATTAACAAGTTATTATCATAGTTCATAAATTGTTTATATATTAGCACTATCAAACAAATAAAAATAAACAAAATGACAAATTCTAAATTACATGGCAAGATTAATTTAAGAGCAATGATGCAAGAAGCTGAAACAATAAAACAATTAAGAGACAACAACGGTAGAAGAGTTGCTAATGTAGGTATACTTGTTTCACTAATATTAAAGTCGGTATAATTAAAGACTGTCGCCGTGTGTACTCAGAGAGGAGATGGCACGGCAGGTCATATTTACTAACATTAAAACGATTATGAAATTTACAGAACAGTTATCAAATCAAATGCAAGAATTAAGAGAACTAATAAAAGAGCAAAATGAATTATACAAACACTTCGAAACAAAAGAAAGTAAAATACTTAACAAGTGGTGTAGTAACCATATTAGTAAACGGTAAAATAAAAGTAATAACTAAAAATGAAAAAAGCTTCAGAAAGTTATATACAGACTGGATTAGGATTCAAAGCCATGAATTGGTGCAACCATAATGATATTAAGATATATCCTATACCTTTAGAAAAGAAATACAGTAATGGTAAGTATGGAGAACATTGGTGTGTAATTGAGATTGATAAGCAAGGTATAAAAAAAAGAGGTAAACAATGGTATACACAAAATATGAAACTAACAAATAAAATATTAGAGCTTTACACATACTTCTATAGTAGAAGATAGTTTTTTTGATTTTTTTTTTGATTTGGGGATTGGCAGCTTTTATAGTTGCCTTTCTCTTTATACAAGACTTTCAATTTTTTATTATTATAATATGAAGATTGAGATTTACGTACCAGATTCTTTAAGTGAGATAACGTTAGGTCAGTATCAAAAGTTTTTATCAATAGCTAAAGACAAAGAGCAAGATTTGTTTATCCAACAAAAGATGGTTGAAATATTTTGTAAGCTAAACTTAAAGGATATAGCAAATATAAAATACACTAGTCTTAAAGACATTATAACACACTTTAATGAACTATTTAATAAAGACCATAAGTTAATACAATCTTTTAAATTAAACGGCTTAGAGTTCGGATTTGTACCTAAGCTAGATGATATAACATTTGGTGAGTATGTAACATTAGATACATATTTGTCTGATTGGAAAAATATAGATAAAGCTATGGAGGTACTATATAGACCATTAGTATCTAAGCATGGTAACTTATATAACATAGAAGAATACAAAGGAGATAAATACGACATGACTAAAATGCCATTGGATGTTGTTTTAGGTTGCATTATTTTTTTTTACAATTTAAGCAACGAATTGTCGACAACTATCCTGAACTCTTCAGCGAAACAAGCCAACAAGACTATAGCAGAGCAGCGAGTTTTGGGAAAAAGTGGGGATGGTATCAATCAATCTATGCAATCTCTCAAGGAAGCCTTAAAGACTTTGAAGAAGTTGAAAAAACAAACGTTCATAAATGTTTAATGTATTTAGCTTTTGTTAAAGAAAAGAATGAGATTGAGCAAGAAAGAATAAAATCAAAAATGAGAAGATGATAGGATTTTATAATGTATTAGAACAAATAAAAGACACATTAGGAGCCGAGCCTTTTGTTAACACAATAACTTATGGCAATATAGATGATGTTGATCTTAATAAGCAAAACATATTTCCTTTGTCTCATATTATTGTAAACAACACAACAATACAAGAAAGAGTATTGACATTTAATATATCAGTATTAGCAATGGATGTTGTAGATATTTCTAAAGACGAAACAACAAACATATTTAGAGGTAACGATGATGAGCAAGATATATTAAACACACAATTAGCAGTATTAACAAGACTAAGCTCAATTTTAAAAAGAGGTACGTTATACGATAATAAATACCAATTAGATGGTGATGTAGTTTGTGAGCCATTTGTAGATAGATTTGAAAACAAGATTGCTGGTTGGACTGGTACATTTAGTATTATAGTACAAAATGATATGACTATATGTTAGAAACTCAACAAGCTTTAGAGGATTTTAAAAAGTATGTTATACAACAAGCTCGTACAAACCTAACAAAAGGTAAAAAAAATGTTGATGGCAATCTTTATAAAAGTCTACAAGGGTTTGTTGAAAAGTCACCTGCTGGTTTTAGATTATATTTTGAAATGGAAGACTACGGTATGTTTCAAGATAAAGGAGTAAGTGGAACTAAGAAAAAATACAATACACCTTTTAGTTATAAATCTAAAATGCCACCTATTAAACCACTACAACTTTGGGCAAAAAAAAGAAACATAAGACTAAGAGACAATAAAGGAAAGTTTAAAAAAGGTAGTTATAAAACTATAGGTTTTTTAATAGCAAGATCTATATTTGAAAAAGGTATAAAACCAAGTTTGTTTTTTACGAAACCATTTGAACGTGCATTTAAACAATTACCAGAAGAACTTAGAGAAGCTTTTGGAAAAGACATAAATAATTTATTATAATGGCAACAAAGATTAACGTAAGAAGCCCCTTTTACATTAAACCAACTAATGGCAGTTTAGTAAGTGCTACAATGCAACTATATATCTACACAGGTGTATTAGGAACTAACAAACCTGCATCTGCACAATACACAATCACAAAAAACGAAATAGACAACAATAACTATGTGGTGTTTGAGGTTAGCGAGCTTATAAGAGATTATATAGACATCGAGTTTGATGGGGAGTATGATAGTCAAACAGTATGGGTAGAATCTGATATAACTATGTACAATGCTGCTGATGGTGGGGGTTCGAGCGTAGGAACGAGCAATACAGACTATATAGCGTTTGATGGTTATGGCTATTTCCATGAGGGTACAAACCCTGAACTATCAAGAGGGTTGTTACTATCAAACAATACTATATT